TAGTATAGTCTATTTGTAACCATTTTGTAACCGGTTTCCCCTTGACATTTCAGTGTAGTGAAGTAGATAAAAAGTCTGAACTAACCGCCCCTGCTCCATGGTGCCCTGCACCTCAATATATGTATACAAGAGGTGTAACCAAATTGTCATTTGTTGTTCATATCTAGTTAATAATTTTATGAGATAATGACCATAGGGAAACCAGACCGAAACAAACCCGATAGAGAAAGGACAAAGAACATGACTTGCACTGATATCATCCGAAACAAAACAAGCTGTACAACGATATGACCAATAAAGAATTGCTTGACGCATACAACGCCAGTGATGTATATGACCTTACAATGTGCAAGGTGATTTGCACGCGGGTGGGTATGCATGAAGATTTCTATTACGCGGACGGTGAGAACGTAGACCGTGTAATGGAGCGGGCAATCGAACAGCTTGAGGCGTGTTGTTAAGAAAGGGGTTTAATATGAGAATTGTGCATCTGGTAGAATATGAATGGATTGACCCCAAGTCAGCATATCCACGCAACGTGATGCCGGTCGCGGGGCCCAATGGGGCCCAGATGGCCTATAAGATGTTGGGCAAGTCCATGCAGAGGCTCAGCAATGAATCTGTGCGGCAGTTGTATAAGTATCTGCGCACCAATGGAAACAATCCGTACATGACAGAACAGAACGGGTCTATTCGGATTCAATACTTCCGTTGGCCGCGTGGGTATCATTTTGATAAGGTCAACCGCAAGTTTGTGAGGGACGACGCATGAAAAAGATAAAGAATCAACTGGGGCTTGTAAAGCCCGATAAACTGCCAGCCGGTGCAACGGCCAAGAGCGAACAAAAGCCCTCAACCCGCAAGGCCAGCAAGCCGCCCAAGAAGCGCAAGCAGGGCGGCAAGGGCAGACCGTACCAGCCCAAGCCGTGGGAAGCATACGCACCTAAGGGCCCGAATGCCACAAGTTACACACGGGAAGAGCTGGAACAAATCGTGCGGCGTGCATCCGGTGCGGCAAACCGACGTTTGAAACGTCTGGAAGAGGTCGGAGAAACCAAGGGCATTTATAAGAGGGCCTTGGGGATGCTGGAAACGCAAGGGCGAACAAAGTTCAGCGGAGCAGTGAAGAGCATGACGAGAACGGAGCTTGTTGCGGAGTATCTGCGCCTGCGGGATTTCCTCAGTTCCAAAACGTCCACGATGCAAGGTATCAAGGAGTGGAAACGCAACGTTTATCAATCTCTCGTTGACCGTGGGTTTACCGGTTCCCAAGAAGAGCTTTCAGAGCTGTTTGACAAGTACATGACGAAAGAGCTTGAGGCGGCGTTGGGTTCTGATGTGGTTTACACGTTATTGCAGACGGACAACGGCAGACCCTTCTTGCAACGGGCAAAGGACGCGATAGACCGTGCAAAGCAGACGGGGGAGAGCCAAACAACGGCCCTTTCCCGTGAATTCAATATCACAACAGAAGAGCAGGCGGCACAGATATTAGCAAAGTATTTCGGGGGTTAAATCATGCGAAAATGCAGGGGTGAACAGATAGCGGAGAGCAAAGGCGAATTTCTGGCTATGCTGGGCACTCCCAAAACCGTGCAGGAGCGAACCAAGAAGAACGCCAGACCGAAACCCCGCTATTTAGATGTAACCTGTACATTTGATATTGAGACCACCAACACCGATACAGACGGTTTTGCATACAGCTTTCAAACGTGCATCGGTGGCGCGGTCGTCGTGCCGCGATACTTTGAAGAGTGGGCCGATATAGTAGAGACGTTGGTTGATAAGTGGAGTATCACAGAGCGAAAGCGCCTTGTTATTTTTGTTCATAATCTTGGGTATGAGTATACATACCTGATTCAAATGCTGTGTGACCGGTGGGGAGATTGCAAGGCCCTTTATACCAAGAGCCGGAAACCCCTGTATTTGCAGTTCGACAACGGTATTGAGTTTCGGGACAGCTTGAAACTTTTTCAAAAGAGTCTTGCCAGAGCAACAGAAGGATGCAAGCACGAAAAGCTGAAAGGCGATTTGGATTATACCGTGTACAGAACCGCCGATACGCCATTGACAGACACGGAATTTGCCTATTGTGTCAACGACGTTCTGGGCTTGTGGGAAGCAATCGAACGGTTGAAAGCGGAACGCAATTACAATGCGGCGACACTTCCCATGACAAACACGGCCATTGTCATTAAAGAGGTCAACAAACATTTGACAGGGGAAAGCCGGACACTCCAAAAGATGCAGGCTCTTGAGCTCAACCGGGAGCAAATGGAAATCGCATATAAAGCAATGGCAGGCGGCGATACACACGGAACCCGGTGGCGTGCAGGTCACACTTACCGCAATTGCAACAGTTACGATTTCAAGAGCGCCCACCCATCTCAACAGCTCTTGTGGAAGTTCCCAGAGGGAAAACCCATGATGCTACCACAAGGCCAGCCCCAAGCAGTGATGGACAATATCATATCCTGCGGCATGGGGTGGATTGCAGAGATAGCAATAAAGGGGTTGCAGATACGGCCCGAATGCCCAGACCCCGTGATATCTGTTAGCAAGTGCGCGGGCCTCAAATGCGACGACGAAAACAAAGATAATGGCAGAGTTTTGCAAGCAGATGAAACATTGCTATATTGTGATTCCAACGATTGGCAGAGAATCAAAGAAGCATACACCTTTGAACGGGCGGTAATGCACCGGGGTTTTTGTTTTCGGCTGGGGTATCTCCCCGATTCTTTCAGAATGGCTATTTTTGATAAGTTCAAAATCAAAGAGACCATGAAAGGTTCCCCCGATTATGCGTTCTCCAAAATCTGCGTCAACACGATTTTCGGAGCCTGCGCCCAAAAGACGATAAGGGACGAATACACAGCGGAGATTGGTGACAGCATTGATTTTGAGCGTATGAGTTGGGAAGTCAACCTCGAAAAGAAAACCCCTGCGGAGATACAGAAGAGCCAGAGAGGCAAGTTTCCGTTTCTCTGGGGTCTGTGGACAGCCAGCATGACGCGGCTCAAGCTCTGGCAACTGTTGAAAATCGTAGGTTGGGAGAAGGTGATTTACTGGGATACAGATTCCTGCAAATTTGAAGGGGCTAAGGTTCCAGAGGTTGAAGAGTACAACCGGGAAGTTGCCGCCCAGTGTGAAAAGCGCGGGGTGGTGGTCACGAAACCCAACGGGAAGAAAGTTTATATTGGTATCGCTGAGGACGAACACCCGCAAGCTGAATATGGTTACACCGAATTCAGATTCTTGCACGCCAAATGCTACGCGGCTCGAACGTGTGAGGGTGTACTAGAAAGCATAATTGCGGGAGTAGGCAAGAAAGAAGGGCAGGCGGCATTAAAAGATAATATTGAAAATCTGAACGACTTCTTAATTATTGATGATGCAGGTGGTCAGATGCTTTCTTACCACGACAGCCCCATAAAAGAGCGTCACGACTTCCAGCGCGTCACCCATTCCGCAAGCTGGATTGTAATGACCCCGCGCCGGTATGAGGTGGGCGGCATCAATGTTTTTGCTGAGGAACGCTTGGGATAATGTTCCACATGGAACAAAAGAAGAGCCCCCGCTCTTGTTTGTAGCGGGGGCTCTTTAGTTATGTCAGGAAATCGTAGCGTGCACGACGAAGTGGAGAATGCGTGGCTTTGTTCCGATGTCGCTGGGAAGGCTCGATTCGGGAACAGTTGCGTACAGCTGAACGCCTGCCCCGACAAAGTCGGCAGAAAGCTTCACGTCACTATGAGAAATCTGGTACATGGGGCTTCCATCCAAATAAAGCACTTCAGCATATCCAATTTCAGCATCCGAAACGGTTGCACCTTTGGGGTGTTCGGGGAAAGTTTTAAAGGGGAACGGAAGAATAACGCTTGCGAAGTTGCCAGCGCGCTCGTCATATGCCGCCCACACGGTAGCGATATCAACGTGGGTATAGCGAACAGAAGCGGGAAGAGACACGCTGTTATTCTCCAGAGTAGCAATGCGGGCATCCTGCGCGGCCTGTCCGGCATTATAGGTGCTCGTGGGGACGTATCCCGTTACATCGGGAATTTCGTTTTTATCTGCCTTGTCGGTTTCCAGCTTGGCAATGCTGGCGGCGTGCTCGGCCAGCTCTGCGGCGTTCTTGGCAATGAGCTGGCCGTTCGCCAGCTCTGCGGCCTTGGCGCGGTCAACTTCTTTGGTCAACGCCGTGTTGGTGTTGTCGGTCTTGGTGTCCAGCTGGGTAAAGTGGGCCTTGGCCTGCTCGCAACACTCTTCCAGTTTGTCCAGCCGTCCGTCCTGCTGAACGTCCTTCTCCTGAATGTGGGCGATTGCATCCCTATTGGATTCAATCTTTGCCTCATCCTCGGTAAGGTCAGACCGGAGACCGTCCGTCACACTGGTAAGGCGCTCAATGGCCTCATGGTTTGCCGTGATTTCCTCATGCTGGGCGGTAAGACGGCCCTCATGGTCTGCCAGCTTTGCGGCATGGTCGGCCAGCTCGTGAGCGTTCGTGGCGATGTTCGCGGCATTGTCCTGAATGTTCTTGGTATTCTTGGCAAGGTCGGCGGTGTTCTGGGCGATGCTGGCATCGTGGCTCTTGAGCTTGGTATCAATGCCGGTCAGCCGGGAATCCTGCTCAGTGTCCTTTGCCTGAAGGGCGGCAATGTCGCCGTCATTGCTGGTGATTTGCCTCTGCAAGACCTCGTCCTTGGCGTGCAGGTCGGCAATCTCGGTGGTGTGCTGGGCGGTCGTGGCCTGCAAACCGTCGATTTCGGTCTCGGCAGTCGCCACGCGCTCGGCCTGAGCGTCAACACGGGCCTTATCCTCGGCCACCGTGTTTTTCATCTCCGCATTGTCCTTGGTGAACTGGTCAATTTTCCCCCTGAATTCGGCGTTGTCAGACGCGAAACCGGAGACCTGAGACGACAGGTCTTTTACCTCGTTCTTATACTGCTCCACCTGCGCATTATATGCGCCGGTCTTGGCCCAATACCGTTCATTGGTGATATCCACGCCGGGGCCCACATTGCACTTGCTGGTGTAGCTTTCGCCGTCGTGGGTAACAATGGTAAGGGATTCGTAGGAGCGGTGAATATCCCATTCAATGGGGTCTGCGAAAATCGGCACATACCGGGAGCCGATATACTGAGACGGGGGGCACGGCCCACAGGAAACAGGGGGCCGGGGCGGCATCGGCGGGTGATGGGGGCCGCAAGGGCCCTGCCCACAGGGGCCGGGGTCAGCAGGCGCAAAAGGTGCGGGCTTGATGGGGAAACCACAATCATTCTTGCAACTCATATAGAAACTCCTTTCTTAATAGGTGATGATAAGATGACCATACTCGGGCTCGGTGATATCGGTGCCGGTGTTGAAAGTCAGCCAGCCCCAATTTGCAGGGACGTAAGCACAGAAATGCCCGTCCGGGGTTAGACCAAACCACACAAAGCGAACCATTTCACAGACCATAGCAGGCAGATTTTTGTCTGCCCATTCCAGAAACTTGCCGTTCTCAAAGTCACCGTCGTTCAGACGGTCGTTGATACACTTCTGAGCGGCGGCAAGGTCAGCCATTGCGGAATTGAGCGCGGTGATGTTGCCGCCCTGCGATTCCTGCCCTTTGGCAATGCCCTGCACCAGAGCTGTCAAGCTCTGAATCTGGGAGACCATCCAACGAAGGTCATACATCCCCGGGTCACCGGGAACATAAGGCGGGGACGGGCAAAACGGATAGTCCATAAATTCACCCCCTCATTTCTTTCAACAGCTCGTCTGCCCGGATTGCTTCCGTGGTGAAACTGTTGTTTTTCCACCATGCCCAAAGAGCGGCGGCGGTCGTCAGACCGGTGGTCACCCAAGGCTCAAGGGTGGCGCTGTCGATGGGCAGAGGGCTCAGACCGGCAACGCTGAGAATCTGATTTGCCAGAGCCAGAGCGAGAACGGCAGTTCTTGCGATAGTAGAGGCTTTGATTTTCATACTAGTCAACCTTCCTTTCCAAATCATCTATGCGGTGGTTTGCTACTTTGATTTGCTCTTCCAACACGGGGACGCGGTGGGCAAAGTGGTTATGCTCCCGCACTTCCCGGGTCAACTCGTCAAGTCGTGTATCGGTGACGGCCTGCGCCCTGCTGTTTGCGATAAGAACACCCGAAAGCGTCACAAGCCCACCGATAAGAGCCACGAGGATTTCCGATACCATGATACCACTCCTTTCAATAAACGTCAAGGCAGAATGTGCGGTGAAAACTGTCTGCGATTACACGATACATATTGAAAAGCACCGTCTGCCGCTCTGCTTCAATCATCTCCTGCGTTGTGGTAACACCGATATTGCCGCCTCGCTTCCACTCGTGAACTGTGGTTACGGTCTCCGTTTCCTTGCCCGTGACAGCCGCAAGGCCGTGTTCCTCATGTTTGCCGGTCTTGGAATCCTGTGCGGTTCCACGGTCTCCCGCCTGCCGCTCGGTGTGCCCGTGTCCATCGGTGCGGCCCGTGTCTCCATGGGTTCCGTGGGCCCGGTCGATGCTGTCACGCTGGCCGGTTGTAAGGCCCTCGGTGTCCTGCTTGGTCTCGGTGTCCGACTTGGTTTCTTGGTGGTCGGTCATTTTCTCGGTGGTGTCGTCGTTTTGGGTTCCGGTGGTGTTCTCGTTTTCCGTCCAGTCGGTTTTGCGGGTATCGTCGGCGGTTCCGGTCTCCTTATAGATAGTGGTGGAAGCGTCGAAAGGCTGATAGGTCGCCTCGTTCTCGGCTGAGACCTTGCCCTCAACGTCTGTCTGGCTGTCCTTGGTGGTTTTGAGTTTATCGGTCATTGTTTCGCCGTGGGTGGTGAGCCGGGTTCCGGTTGTATTCCGGTCAAGAGTGCCCTTGGTGTCCCGGGTCTCGTCCGCGCTGGTCTGGGTATGGGCAAAACCATGTTCTTTCCCGGCAGTACTGCCCACAGTTTTCTCCTGCCCTGCGGCATTGTCCGTGGTGAAACCGTCCGCTTTGGTGTCCTCATGGTAAAGGTTGCCGGTGGTCTCCATCTGGTGGCGGTCGTCTGCGTGCTGGCTCTGCTCGTCGGCTCCACCATGGGAGTGGGTGGCCGTGTTCTCGGCGGTATCCTTGGCCCGTTCGGTGGTGTCCTTGGTCAGCTCGTGCACGTCGGTGTTCCAGATGGGATTGTATTCCAGCTGAGTGGTGGAAAACAGCTTTTTCCAGATGGGCAGATTTTCCCTGCTCCACCAATACAATTCAGATTTCATCCAAATGGGGTCGGGGTGGTACAGCGGGGCCAGACCATGCGCCCGGCGTATCGCCTGAATTACTCCCGCTTTCTCCATGCCCTCGGGAACCACCATATTGGCAAAAAGATTGGGGTCTGCCATCAACAGCGCTTCCAGATTGCAAGAAGATACAAGCTCATTCACCAGCATTGTTATTCACCTCTTCCCCTTCGTTGTTGGTCTCGGTCTCGTCGGCCTCTCCTGCGTCAAAATCAGGCTCAACCATTTTAAAGGTAATGTTTGTATCGTACATCTCATTGACAATTGCAAGGGATTTTTCCAGCGTGATGCGCCAGACCTCGCGCCGGTTGAAGGTTTCCGCGTCTGCCGCTTTCGATTCCGTCACAACCATTCTTTCCTTTTTGTTGGGCTGGACAGACACGCCCAGTTCCCTGTAAAAGTCACACAGGATGTTCCGACGATACTCCATCAAATCGGGAAGAATAAAGTTTTTGGAAAGGTCGCGGTCAAACTGCATAATTGGGAGAGTAAAATCACCGTCCGCTTTGGTGGTCAACTGCTGTTTCAAATCGGCATTGATAACAACAGCAGGGGAACCGTTCGCCAGCTTGCTGAAAATTCCTTCCATGGTACGCTTGCCTTTGTCGTCCTTGGCAATAGCCGCATAGGCGAAACGGGCATTGATTGCGCTCTGCCTGATTGCGATTTCTGCCAACTGCATTTCCCTTGCGTACTTGGTCACTAAGTCCCAAGTTCCTTGATAGTCGGGGGTAAGCTTGATAACAGCGCACTCTTTGCCGATTTCCAAAGGGCGCGGAAAATTAAAGAACGTCGTTGAAATCTGCATCCCGCGCGGCTGGTATTGCAGGCCGTAACCTGTCGGGAATGCGGGCTGTACAACCAGACCGTATGTTTTTGACTTGAACACGGTCACATAACCGGTGCGGAACAGCTGGTACAAAAACGCGTCGTAGTCCCACCCGATTTGCCCGGGGCCGTTCTCGGGGAGCCCGTTAAACTCAATGAGACCTCTGAGACGCTGGAAAAAAGAGCGTTCCCAGTAATTCATTGCATCGGTGGAAAACGTTGCATCAAAGTTCCCGCACAGCGTGCCGCCGTCGTAGTATCCGCTATAGCACTGGTACATTCAAATCACCTCATTCGATAAATACACCGCTGTCCATTGCGGCGTTGATGTAAGAAATCTCGTCGGGCTTGGCGTTCAGCGGAGCACAGGAGAAACCACGGGTTTTGCAATAACCCTGCACAGGCTTTGCAACTTTCATCACCGGATAACCGTAAACCTTTTGGAAACCGGCATCGTCCACCGGGGGGTAATACAGCAGGGTCAACTTTGCCTCAAGCGGCAATTGTACCTGCGACGCACCACCCAACGTTCCAGCCGTGCAGTTGATGGGGGAAACTGTTTGCTGTACACCCTGCGCAACTTGGGCCATACCTTGCGCGGCCTGAGATACGCCGCCTGTGAATCCTGCCACGGTGGACAGCAGACCCCCGCCAAAATTCATTGCACCGGTGACGGTGTTGATTGCACCGGTCAGCGCACGCACCGGGTCAATGTTACTGGTGCCAATTCCGTAGGGGCTGGCTATGCTGGTGCTTCCAGCGTATACCGTGTAATCCCCTGCCCGGACTAGTGTTGTTACACTGCCGTCCACAAAACACACAGACCAATCAATATCAATGTTTGCCGCCGTGTTGCATTGGTCAACGGGAACCGCCAGCGTGCCCACGAAAGGAACGTATAACTGAATTTGGCAGTTCATCCGCTTCCAATCGTCTGCGGGCCACGGTATCGCTATTGTGGTATGAACACTCCGGGAACTGGATGGGGTGACCTGCTGTGCAAAAACTGTGGTGTTGAACTGTCCCAAGGTGATTTCCGTTTGCCGCCCTGCACCGTATCGGGAAAGGTTTATGGGAATCCAAATGCAGGAGCGGACGCATTCCAAAGCGTTGCCGCCGAATAACAGTTTATTCATAAACTCCGGCAATGCCAACTCCCACCGTACCATTGGTTTTGTGAGGGTTTCCCACGTCAAGGAAACTGCCGTCAGCAGACTTCCCAACGTGGCCGCGCTCATTGCATAGGCGTGCAGGCCAGACTTGCCAACACAGGACAGAACAAATGTACCACCAGAGGCATCAATATTTCCATCCGTGATATCTGCCGACGCGGTGGAAATCTTGGGAGCCATTCCAACGGCCTGCCGGGTGTCCTGCAAACGGAACGCCGCGCCGCTGGAATCTTGATTGAAACCGTATTCGATAAAAGCGTCTGTTTTAAGAATGGCATCCCGATAGGTTGCCAGAGGGTCAAGCTCTAGCGTGAACTGCCAAATGTTCGCGGTTCCCCTGCCTCGAATACCGATTGAAATATCGCGTATCCAATAGAAACTTGCTGTTTCCTCGCATTGGCAGTAATTCCATTGGGGGGAAATGTTGATGCTGTTCAGCGTAACGTAAATTACAGGCCGCTCCATGCTGGTGGTTTGCTTGAAATCGCAACGTTCCTCGTCGGGGAGCTTGGTATAATCAAATGCTTTGGTTGAATTCACGCGCTTCTCAACGTTTCCAAAGTGGAAGTGATATCCATGTTCTACACTGGGCGCGGGAACTGCGCCGTTAAATTCGCCTCGTGCCATTGTTTCACCTACTTTCTAACAATAAAGGCCCGGCCTTTTACGGTCGGGCCTTCGCGGCTGGTTACGGCTGTGCGTCGTCGCTCATGTAGAAAAGAATCGCATTCTCGGTGGGGTCAGCGATATAGTTCATCTTCCAATGATGCTCGGTGTTGTAGTACTCGCCTTTCGTGTTGAAGGGAGTAGTATAAACACTGTCCATCATGTAGACGGTCGCCAGCGCCCTGCGGTCATACAGCAGGCCCACCACCATGGACAGGTCAACTTCTTCGCCGGTTTCCTGCTTGGCGGTGTTCACGTTGAACTGAGCGGGAATGACCTTCACGCGGCTCTTATCGTTGATGTTCTGCCAGAAATTGACCCCCTCATAATTACCAAAGGACAGATAGCCGGGGCCAAAGATAGCGGGGAACACCCACGATTTTGCGTCGTTAATGAGCGGCTGATACAGAAGCAGTTTCTGTTCACTCTTGGGAGTGTGCCGGAGCAGGGTCAGCGGGTCTCCGTTGTCGTCGGTGCAGGCGGGAACCAGATGATAAAGGTCGGTGCTTTCCTCAAGCAGGCCCGTCTGGGTTTCCAGCAGGGAGACAAAGAAAGAAAGGAATTCCTGCAAATGGGTGGTCAGCAGGTCGGCGGTGGTGTACGCGGTGCCGCGTGCCTTGTTGAATTCGGCAGTAAGGTTGACCTTCTGGCAGGGTTTGCCGGTGTTGTACAGACTGCCGATAAAGTTCATCACGACGGCGCGATTCTCGGCGGTTTTCCATCTCGCCACATCGTTTGCAACTTCCGTGGTGATACCGGCCAGAAATGCCGATAGTTCGCTTTCGCTGGTGAAAGCGGTCGTTAGCTGAGAGCGGAACGTGGTATAGGTCTGGTCAAGCGTAGCCTGCCCAGTATACCACATTTCCAGCGGATACCGCTTGGAAATCTTATACATATCCACGCTCTGGCCGTCGCGCAAGGTGTTGGGATTCTGAACAGTGTTGATGAACTTGGTTTCGTCAAACTTGCCAGAGAAGAAAGCGATTTTGCGGATGAACAGACCCCACTCCTGAGACGTGGCCTCAATGCTGGTAAAGCGGCCACTATATGCGCGAGTGGTAATGATGGTACGCGAGACCATGTTATAAAGGGCCTGCAACGTGCCCTCTTTGCTGGTGTTCAAACACATCTGGCCCACGTTGATGAAACTGGACGTATCCACGGCAGAAATTGCCGTCTGCCCGGTCACCTGCTGAACCAGATTATTGGCAATGGTATAAATGTCCTGCGGACGGAAAACCGTTGCGCCTGCCTTTTCGGGGAAATTCGGATTTGCCATTATTTAGTCACTCCTTCCAAACTAAAACTCGGGCTTTCGGGTGCAGGGGCAGGCTTGACCGCCCCAAGAATGATATCTTCCACACTGGTAACCGTGGGAAGAGCGCCAACGGTTCCAGCGGTCGGAACATTGAGCGCGTCCACCTTCTGGTTGAGGGCGGCAAGACTTGCCGCCAGCTGGCCAAGGTCGGGGACTGCCGGAGCCTGCTGGGCAGGTGCAGGGGTGGGAACCGTCGCCGGGGCGGTCGGAACCGTGGGTGCAGTTGCACCGGGAACCTGCACAGGGCTGGGGGGAGTGGTCTGGGGATTGCCAAGATTCATAAATGCGGCAATATCGTTTTTGGAAAAACCTGCGTTTGCCAATGCGATAACGTCGTTAATGCTGAGTGCCATAGTCAATAAGCTCCTTTCCATCTTGCTTTGTTGGTTCTAACGTCCACATGGGTGAACGTGTTATATACGCCGATACCGCCAGAAGCGCCCAAATAGAGCTCTGCTATCTCTGCGATTCTGGACGGTGTCACGCCCTCAACCCAAATGTCAGCCGCCATGCCGTTACAATGCTGAGACCGGGGAGAAGCGTTTTTGATAGTGGCGTTGTATTCCTTGCTTCTGTATCCGCTGTTAATGTGAACCGGTTTACCGGTAAAATTTCGGATATTTTCAAGCAAGGTCAAAAGCCGCTCGTCAACCTTTACAATATCGCTGGGGTCGTGCCGGGAATGAAACTCCCTGACGCGGAAATGGGGGGACAGCCGTTTCTCTGCGGCATACTTGTATGAAAATGTAAGCATTGCCTACTCCTTTCTATAAAAGCAGGGGTATGCAACATAGAAATGCAACCCCACAGGCTTCCGGCCTGTCTATGTTATGGGGGCCCCTGCACCTTTATAATACTCGGTTTAGTCGTCGATGTCAAGGAATTCTTTGATTTTGAGTAGCGTGGGCACGTCGGAACACCAAATCTGGTTAAGGTTTAACATAGCCTCAAAGAACGGATGATGCAGACGAAAAGCGGTTCTCCCTGCTTTCGTGTCTGGGTAAACTTCCCTGCTTTCGTGCCGGGACGTGCACAAATAGATGTGGTTTCCGTCGTACACATACGCATATAGACCGGCCACGGCATACAGGGGTTTCATGCCTTTAATATTCATTGCGCGGACTGCTTCCAGATTGTTGTAAGCAAATTCGTTTTCCATTGCCATCTTGTAAAACTTTGAATCCTTGTTTTTCATCATGTGACGCATGAATGCGGTTTGCGCACGCTTGGCACTTACCGCGCTGGACTTGGGCATACCAATGAAAACGCCGCTTTCTGTTACCGTCCATTCTTTGCCCGTCCTGCACAGCTTGGCGATTTCATCCACCACGCCAAGCTCCACCAAAATAGGGCTCGCAATGTCGAATGCGTTTGCAAGCAACCAGAGACGCAACGGGGGTTTCCCTTCTAATTCCCGGTTTCCGTTAATGGTGACATAGGCATTCAAAAGCGCGTCGCCCTCTGCCTTGCGCTTGATGACGATTCTTTCGGGAATGAATTCATCAAAAACAACGTCATCAAATTGGGAACCGTTGAAACCACGAATATTCGCAATGCTGGGAAGGGTCATACCGATTCCATATTTCTCTAAACACTGCTTGGGTTTGCCGTCCTCATACTCAAACCGGCCTATTGTATAGGTGACTTTGCCGCCTTTCACAATATCCGCGTCAAACCCTTCTTTTTTCAGAGGCAAGAACGGGTTTAAATCGGGGTCGCTGGTGATAGCGTCAAACTCGGTGGTTGTGCGGCGTAGGTACAGGAACCGCTTGCCCTCGTTCAGCTCATATTTCAATGTACCGTAGGTTTTACCCACTTGGCGTTTACCAATAAGGATATTGCACCAACAACCTAAAGAAGCGATGGACGGGATATTGACCCATCCACCGCTTTCATATAGGTCAAGCGCAATATTTTTCATGTTGCGCTTGCTCATGTTTACACCTCGTAACGGGTCTTATAATCCGTCTTTTCGCCCTGCGCCGTTGCGTGCTCCGAAACTGCGGCAATGATGCGCTGTGCATCTGCATCAGAGAAATACACGCGGTACAGGTCGTAATACTGCCCATCCCGGCCTTTGCTCTGCGGCATTGCGATAAACTCGCCGTTTTTGCCGTCAACGACTTTCAGATTGAGGAACGTCGCGCCCGGGACGTTCAGAGTGAATACGCAAATCCGGTCGGAAACGAGGTGACACGCCTGCACAGTTGCGTCCTCAATGGACAGATAAGACTTGACGACTTCGGGAGCGGCGTTCTGTTTGTTCTTATTAAACATGGTATATTCTCCTTTATTACTTGGTGGTGTTGGTCTTGATATCGGTCAGCAGGCCGATAATCTGCGCGTTCTGCTCTGCCAGTGTATCGAGTTTATCAAGTACACCGGTCAAGGCTTTAAGGATATCGGCCAGCTTGTTGTTAATGTCCTGCATGGTATCACCTCTTAGAAAATCCAGCGCAACATGAACTGTTTCGCCACGCTGTCGCCGTTGGTCGGATAGAGGGCCGTGGGGCTCTGGTTGGTGTATATGCTGGCAATGTGGTGTTTCTGCGCTTCCAGCTCTGCCGCCTGCTGTTCCATGGTCTTGCCGCCGTGGCAACAGGGGCTCCACTGGGGCGCATACGGAAAGCCACGGCGTGCGGCCTCTTCAAAGGCGGTAAAGGGCAGGGGGTCTAACTTGCCCACGCCGTCCACGATGTTCAAAAGATTCCCGTCCTTATCATAGACAAGGCCGAAAATGTTCTGAGCCGCGTCCTCATACAACAGGGTATGAGAAACATTGGTCGGAGTGGCGCAAGGACCGGTACAGGTGCAAGGGTCAGCCATTGGAAACGCTCCTTTCTTTATATGCGTCGGTGAAGTCGTCACCGTCAAGCATGAAATCATGCGGAATCTCTGCGCCGATTTCACATTTCAGCATATCGGCATTGATATCCTCAAGAGCCATTTCGAGGCCCTTGGAACCGGTAGCAGAGGTGAGCGGTTTCATGCCGTGCATCTTGACGACTTCCAGACAGTCGCGCCTGCTGTTCCAGTCCAGAAACAACAGGGTCAAAACCTGCGTGTTTTTCACTGCTTCCACAGTGACATACTTTGCAATAACTTTCAGGTGTCTCATCCTTTCATCTCGTGTTGATGTTCGATGCAAGTTTGTCCTTGCAACTATATAGTAGCATAGGGTGCATCAGAAATTATGAACAGGATGTCAATAATTGGTTACACCTCTTGTATACATATATTGAGGTGCAGGGCACCATGG